TCCCCGAGGTACCCGTTCCACCACTTGGTTCGAGGATCTTTGATATATGCTCCTGGTAGTTCTTCATGAGCTCGTCTAGATTTCCCCACGCCTGGTCTTCCATGAAGCCAAAGGGCGGTGATTGAGGGTCTGTCAGGTGGTGTTTGCAGACACCAATAGTTTCGTAGCAGGTTATGTCCGGAGAAGTACCACGCTGCTGGCTGCTCTTCTGCGAATCTTGCAATTCCTCCTCTTCCATCACTGGCGGAGGCGGCGAATCTGAGAGCAAGATCGTCTCTCGTGGCCTTTCCCTCTGGAGGGAGAGTACCAAATTCTTCAAAGTCTCCTGACTTGCTGCAATAAGTTCGATTCTGTCTTGCAGAACCACGAGAGACCTCGACATGGCACCTAATGAGATACTTACCTGTGATTGTTGAGAAACGATATGGCTTCGTAAATCGGACATATCCCTGGAGGTGTGGAGTTCCCTGTTCTCCAACCTCGCGGCCAATGATTGCATAGCTCGCGCTATCTGTAAGAACTCCGCGTACTGCTGCGAGTTCATCTTGGGTGTAGTTGTTGAGGGTGAATGAGTATGCCTTCTGAGGGGGCATCTTATACTGAAACGGAGGGGGAGGGAGATGGGGTAATAATAGACCCATCTCCCTAGTGTGCTGAGGAAGGAACGTCTTTATTAATATTATATGTCTTTACATGCCGTACACGGCTCTTAAGCGTTGACATCACCGCAGAACGACATATCGTGCCACGTAACGCTAGGCAGGATAACATTTGTTATGTCCTGCATATTTGCTAAAGCTACTATGAATATATGTTGCTTTCCAAGAGTTGTCCCCCACGTTTCCATGTCTATCTTCTGTACGCCAAGTCTTCTGACGTATGTGAAACTAGGGTTTGTGCCATGACCCAGTGTTGCTTCCTTGTAGTCCACGACTCGGCCAACCCTGGCCTCAAAGTCAGCATGTGACTTCAGCTGGGCTCCATATGGAATAGTAGTTGGAATTAATGTAAGATCTGGTTCAGGCGTCAGGAAGACGGTCCATATACGTAACGTGCATTCTTCTGTCTGATCATCTGGTACGGTGACAGTAAATCCTATCTGACCGCCTCTAATAACTATGTTGCCTTCTTCGAATGTAGGTACTGCTGCACCTTCGTCCTTGGGCTGTAATCCACCTGTGGCGGTCCAGAATGCAGTTGTCGGTCCTGGAGTGCCTCCGAATGTAGGGAATATGATGGATACTGTGCCGAGAGCGACTGTAGTTCCCGTGTTGATGGGTGTAGTTGTGTTAGCCATGCTTGACCAATGTGTATTTGCAAGGGTGTTCCTCCATAATAGATTTTTCCAACGTCTTCTTGATATTTTACGTGATGACGGGAACAGGCCTTTGCCAGTTCCAGTCTGGATGGTCCAGGAGGCCGCCTTTTTAGCTCCGGCTCTGCGTCTACGCGCGAATCTGCGACCTTTACCGGTGCGGCGTCGTTTCGTAGAACGTGGAGCGTAAACTCGTTTACGTTTGTATGCCATCCCAGCCTTCTTCAGGGGGGGTAGGGTTCGGTTATCTTACACTCCGTCACCGGAGTGCGCGGGTTTATATAGAGTCTATTGTTTGGGCGGCTATGAAGATGCCTCCGGTTGCGTGTTTCTCACTTTTTTGAAATGTGGTTGCTTGGCCTAAGCGGCCCCCCCCCCCGGACCTGCCGGTCCTCGAGCCGCCTGCGGGCCCCGGACCTGCCGGTCCTCGAGCCGCCCCCCGGGGCCGGCCGGCCGGAACCCCGGTGTAGTTCTGTCCTTTCCTTTTTTAGTCTGTTCCTATTTTAACCTTGTGTGAACGTACGCGACGCTTTTAAGACGGTTTTAACCTTCTTTCCTTCTATAAGAGCTCCTCCACGGTGAGCCTCCTGAGGAGTGCTGCCGTTTGCGGATGCGGTACAAGGAGGTGGTCTGTGTAGACTTCCTCCGGAGAGAAGTTACTTGTTACAATAAAGCGGGTTGCGTGCAGAGGTTGCATGCCTCCCTTATTTTCTACGGTACACTTGTAGCGGTCGAACCAACGGAGTAGGTGGTTGATGTCGATGCCGTTTTTCCCGAAGTCGTCGATGATGACGTCTACTTCCCCGAGGTACCCGTTCCACCACTTGGTTCGAGGATCTTTGATATATGCTCCTGGTAGTTCTTCATGAGCTCGTCTAGATTTCCCCACGCCTG